GTCTGCGTCTTCTATGTAATCGTGTCCGATATGATTGTCAAAACTAACTGCTAATGCGTCAGCAAGAATACTAGGTATTGCCTCTTGTGTTCTCTTTTCGTCTTTACCATCTAAAATTTTAATACCTTCTAATACTGCATTGTGAACAGCACGATCTTTACAAAACTTTTCAGTTGTATCTAATAACCATTGTTGGTCAACTTCTTCAGGATTAAGTGTAGATAATAGTTCTTTTACAGATTTAAGTTCTTCTTCATTTATATCTTTACGATAACCTAATTCAATTAGTAATGATTCTCTTGTAGGTAAATTTTTATACTTCTCAACAAAACTATTGATCTCTTGGAATAAAATCTTTTCTTCTCTTTTAGTAAAGTAAAGTTCTTTAATAAAAGGTAAGGTCTTACGAGTAAACTCCTCATTGAAAACAAGGTTTCTTAATATAGATATTTCTATTCTTTCGTTATTGATGTTCAATGATAGCGGTGCCATTATTAAGTTGTCTTTCTAATTGTTCTATTAATATATCTCCAATATAATCTATAAACTCTTGTTTGTCAATGTCCGTTTCGTGTGGATTGAAAATAATATCATAGTCAAACTTCATAGGTAAAGTACCATCAGGTTTTTCTTCTTTTGCAAAACCTACTTTACCGTACTTATAAATTATACCTTTGTACTTGCCTTCTAATAACTTTATACAAGTAAAGTCATCACCATCTCTTTGTACGTAAGCGTATTTTTTATTCTTCGTCTGATCCGTAGCTGAATTTTCTTTTTGCGTATTCATCTATCTTGTCTAATACCTCTTTTGTAAAATACTTTTCAGGTTCATCATTGATGTTTTTACCAAACACTTTAGAACCATCTGGCATTTCGTATCTTGTAGAAACTTTTTTGAATATACCTGCTTCTTCTCCAAGTTCTAATAGACCGTAATACTTATCAAGTCCTTTTTTATAAGTTAGTTTGACATCAATTTGTGCATTTTCTTTTGTTAAACGTGATTTGTAATTTTTACAATGTATGATATTACCGACAACTTCGGTACCGTCTTTTTCTTTTCTCTTACCAAGATAGATGATTGATGAAGCGGCATATTTTAAACCACTACCACCACCCATTTCTTTTTGTGGGAACATTGAACCGATAACGTCATATGTGTGATTGGTCATTATCATTGGTATATTTGCTTTACCAAGTTTCAATGTTAATACTCTAAATGTTGATTTGACTATTTGTGATCTAGTCATATCTCTTGTTTCTTTACCAGCAGCAGTATCTTCCATTTCTTTTGTAGTAGATAACATTCCTAAACTATCTAATACAAACATTAATGGTTTTCTTTTATCTTCTGGTTGTTCTAAATATTTGTCTATAATCTTAATTGATTGTGCTCTAAATTCTTGTACTGTGGCAACTGGCACAATTACCATTCTAGTAGAATCAACTCCTCTACCTTCAATCATCTCTTTTGAGATGGCACTTTCTGATTCAAAATAAATTACACCTGCGTCTTTGTCTGTGTCTAAAAAATGTTTGCATATACCTAATGCAAAGAAAGTTTTACCTGTTGCGGCTTCACCAGCGATTGCTGTAATCTTATTACCTGGCATACCGCCATATATTGAACCTGATAGTAACGCATTGAAAGAATAAGAGCCTGTATCAATAAAACTTGTTACATCTGCACTATCAACTCCTTCACTTACTAAACCAGCATATTCATTGCCAGTTTCTTTAATTATGTCTTTTAGAAAATTGCTCATATTCTTCATACTCCTTTTGTGTATAACTTATCGTGTACCATTTAATACCTAGACTATAACATATTTCTTTGATTTTGTCAAGGTCTTTTGCTGGAAAACTGTGATTTAAATATTTTTTATTTTTGTATATCGTTATCATCATCAAACGCTTTTTCCCAACCTTCTTTTGCTCTTAATATTACAGGTCTACCCTTAGGTTTTGTGAGTTGCTTAGGTATGTTAGGATCTGGTTCCCATTCAAATCTCATAGAAATGTCTTCTGGAATCCAACTTTTTGGTGGATCTTCATAATCATCACTTTCAACTCTATCCCATAATACTTTTTTAATTTCATTTTGATCCATTGCACCAAACTCATTATGTATTCTATTTTTAAATTGTTCAGCTATATTAGATATTATTTCTTTATTGTATGCTACCTTTCTTTGATAGTCCCAATACTCTTTTAAATCTGTATATTGTTCTTTTGTGATCGGCATTACCATACTATTTATCTTATTATATCTATATCGTTCATTGTTTCAGAATTCCAAACTTCTAATTTTTTTCGTACTTTGTTTTCTAGTTTTAAATTATTATATCTACTTGTTGCTTTTTTCTTCCACCAATCAATAATGTTTTCTAAATTATGTTTATCAAAATTTTGTCCTTTAATTAAGGTATTCGTTTTACCTAACAAAACATCTTTTACATTTTCATATCCATAATCAGACATATAAAATCTTTTTTGTGTTGTAATACCTTCAGCACTAGATATTGCTTTTACAAATTTATCGTATTCATCTTTATGAGTATCTTTTAATGCTGATTTAATTAAACTAATAATCTTTTGCATTATTTTTAGTTTACGACTTGAAGCACCCTTGTGTATTATTTCATCATTAATTTCTTTTTCAATAATTTTTTTAATAGTAGTATATTGTGTATCACCTAATGACGGTACAAATTTAGATAATGTATCACCCTTATAACGTAAAAATGGTTTTAATCCATCATACATTGATGTGCCTTTTATATTGCCATATAAACTTGTAGTTTCAAATAAACAAAATTCTGTATTGTATTTGTTATTTAACATTTCTCTAACTTTGTGAGAACAACAAATTAATGCTAATAACTTACCACCCAAATAATTAAAACCAAAAGGTTGTACAGGAACAATAATAAATCCCATAATAGCACGTTTATTGAAGATAGATAATTCTGGTGTTCCGTTTAAATACTCATTACGAGGTTTAGAGTTAATCATAGGTGACGCTAACTTTATAAAACCTATAACAGTATTAGTATTTTTTTCTTTTACAAGTAATTTTAGTTCTTTACCTGGTGCTTGTTCTGGTGTGAAACTTGCAACTTTTTCTAACATAGTATCAAAGACTTCATTTTTATTTTCAGCAACATCTATATCCATTTCTTCAGGTGACATATCATAATTTTGAAACATATCATCTTCAATAGAAAAACCTGGAATAGGTGTTGGAATGTCTTTTACTCTTTCAATCTTTTTAATTCTAAAGTAATCATCTATACGTTTAAAATCACTAAAAAAATCTATTATTATTTTACTACAATTTAATGCTGTTTCACTTGTAATTTTCATTTAAATTTATCCGTTTGATTACCCCAACTGTCCCACCCTTGTCTTTGTGTTCTAGCAAACAGTTCTATATAAGGTCCTTCTAATAAGTTCTCTATATGGTTATACATTATATCTGGTTTTCTACTGTGTTCTCTACGTTGTTCTACAACTAATTGAGGCACACTTTTACTTAATCGTTTTGGTTTACCTTTTGTTGCAAGTAAACACATTTCAGGATTGCCTCTAGTCCAATATCCTAAACCTGTAAAGAAACCCATACTCTTTTTATTTGTTTTTGCCCAAGTAAATCCTACAGTTTTATATTTAAAACCCCACGCATTAATAACTTCAAACGCTTTGTCTAATAAAGGATCAACAACCCACATTAACAATACTGAATTATCATTTGCAATTTTACTTATAGGTAAATTACATATGTCTTTTAAACTCATTACGTTATAATGATTTTCAGGACTTCTATCTTTACCCTTATCAGAATACGTTTTAAAAGTCCAAGGTGGATCAGCGTATATTACATTATATTTTTTAGTAGTGTCCATATTATAAACATAATCATTAAAAATTTAGGTGTACTTATTTCTGATCTCATAGCAATATTAGCACCTAACATAAATGCCCAATGTATTGTAATCAAAAATAATATAAAAGCGGTTGTCATCCAAAAAATGCCTCTAAACTTGCTTTTGGTTCGTGTGACCAACCAATAGGTTGTAAGATGAAAGTCATAGGATCAATAAATGTCTTTTGAAACTGCACCTCATAATCTATATACTTGTCTAACTTAAATTCTTTAGGTAACTTTGTAACATAACTTATTACATCAAACTTAAATGGATTTGCTTCTAATAGTTTAATAAATTTAATTTTATCGCCTTCTTGTATTAATGGATACTTGTTTTGTAAATTGAATTGTTTTATTTGATGATTATATATCAACGCACCTTTTACGTGAATAGGAGTTGATTTGATGAATATATCGGAACTACTATAATATTTTTTCATATTGTTACAACTTCTAGGAAAAGATATTTCTTCAGCAGACAGATTAAAAAATTCTGTTCTAAAGTCAGCAATAAACTTATGTAAATCTGATTCTTCTTTTGACATAACAAGTTTGATTGCTTGTTTAATTCTAGTTCTACATATCTCTGGTGTTGATGACTTAACTGCCTCAATACCCATAATCTTTAATTTAGGTTCGTCAAATGTAATACCTTCTTCGTCTAATACATTTAACATATATCTTTTTTTAGCAGTCCATATACCTTTGTCGGCAATAACTTCTCGTTTCATTACCATACAATTTTTAAATGCGTTTGTGTATTCTGCAAGTTGATTGAAACATTTTTCTAGGAATGGTTCTATTCTACCTTCAACAACTTTATTAATAAATCTTAATTTCTGTTCAGTAGATTTATCTTTACATACTTGTTCAACAAGTTTATCTAGTGTAAGATAAATTGAATCTGTATCGGATGCCACAACATAATCTATTTGATCGTGTGTCTTTAATATATTATTCATATATTCGTTTACATTCTTTTCAATAAAACGAATTACAAACTGACCTGCAAGTGTGATTGCCATTGCCTGTCTTACATCATAATATCTAAAATATTGATTACCGATGGCACCGTAAGCACTATTTAATGCAATCTTCTTTGCCCATTGAATATTATGGCAACGAGCAATCTCATTTAATAGACTAGGGTCTTTTGTTTCATTATAAGTTTTTTTCGCCTCTAACATTTTTTTCTTATACGTTACACGATCATTATACATTTTGCCTAATAGTTTAGGTAAAAAACCTTCACTATCAGTTTTAAATAATGCACCGTTTGGTGTAATAGTTGCACCTTCCGTTTTAAGATATGTTAGAGGCGTTGCCTGATTTAACATCTTGTTCACCGTAATACCATTTGGTTTCATACCTATAATCTTTTCGGGAGAAATATTATATTGCATAATCAAATGTGGGTATAGTGAATTGATGTCAAACGAAACAATCCATTTGTGCATACCTACTAGAGGATCTTTTACATACGCACCAGGATACTTCTCATCTTTTAAGTTATCTTCTTTTGGTGGTATGACTATGTTATCTTTACGTAAGAAGTTATAGATTAATGTATCCCAAAATCTAACTTGTGAAAATACATCTTGGTAATTAACTTTTGCCTCATACGCCATTGTTAAGATAAGTTCAATCAGTTTTAATTTATCTTCTAACTGGTCAACAATCTCAACGTCTTTAATATTATAATCTACAAACGATTGAAAGTCTTTTGTATACCATTCTCTAAATGTATCATAAGGATTTTCATCTTTTTGTAAACCTAATTCTACTTTACCGATATGATCTAACTTATAACTTTCTTGTCTAACAGGAATAAACTTTTTATATAGATCAAGGTAATCTAACATTGCAATACCATATAAATCATAATGCAATTGTGATCTACCTCTTACAACTATTTCTTCCGTACCTACTAAATTCCAAGGCGATAATCTTCTTACAACCTTTTCATCTGTAAGTAATTTAATTCTATTACATAGATAAGGTAAATCAAAAAACTTTGTATTCCAACCTGTGATTACATCTGGATAGTTCTTCATCCAAAACTTCATAAACTCCATAATCAATGCTTTTTCGGACTTACATCTTATATAAGTTACATCTGTTCTATCAGTTTTAAACTCGCCTGTACCCCACGTAATAATCTGTTTGTTAGATTGATTTTTAACTGTGATTGCTAATAGTTCTTCAATAGGATTTTGTACATCTGGAAAACCATTTTCTGCACCACACTCTATATCAAGTGTAAATATTTTAATGTGTTTTTTAGAAAATTGTATTTCTTCTGGAAACTCGTCTGCAATATATTGATACTGATAACGATCCATACCAAAGATAGGTGCATTTTCAGTATTATAACTTCTTTTAAAATCTCTTGCTTTTTTAATACTACCAAACTTAATTGGTTTTAAACATTGATTATTTAATGTTTTATATTCGGTTTCTTCTTGTGTAAGAGCAAAGAGAGTAGGACTATAATCAATCTTCTCTTTATATTCTTTACCCTCGTGTACACCTCTTACAAGAAGTTTACCGTGATGTTCAATTACACTTTTATAAAAGTTCGTCATCTCTTAAATGAAAGGTTATATTGTCAAGTTCTTTAGTTAACATTATCTGACAACCCAATCTACTAATACCTTTCTTATATCCATTTTCATATTCTAATAATTCTTGTTCAGGTGTATTATAATCTATTTCGCCTAATTTGTCAATCCAGGCATTGTTTACATACACGTGGCAAGTTGCACACGCACAACAACCCATACAAGTTGCAGGTATCTCCTCAAGGTTTGCCTCTTTGGCAGCCTCCATTACAGTCCAACCTTCAGGTACTTTAACTTGGACTTTGTCGTTATTTGTCCGTATAAAGTTTACTGTTATCACTTTTTCAAAGTTGGTATATTCGTTTCTGTAATTAAATCTGATCTTGGTGTTAATATTCTACTTGTGTTTTGTTGATACGAAGCAAGTATTTCTCTTTTTGGATTTACAGTTGAAACTATATTTGCTGTTTTGATTTCAACTTCTTCACTATCAGCATATGGACTATACAAAGTCATCATCAATTGTACAGGTTTGCCTGGACCTTGTTGATGTGGTATAATCACAAATGGCTGTTTTAGTTTAGTTGTTTCTACTGATCTATCTATAATCTTTGCGATTATATCCTCTCCTGTTGAGAGTCTCATTATTTTCACGTCTGACATAATATTTCTCCTTATTATCTAATATAACATAACTTGACTTAAATGTCAATGTTATTTCTTTTCAAAACCAACTTTATCTTGTTTACCTTCTTTTTCAATTGGTTTTAATCTCTTACTTAATACGAAAGTTCTATTAGGGTTGACACTAACATTCATTTGACGCATTAAATCTCTATTGACTAATATATCTGAACCTGATCTTGGTCTTTGATCTAAACCAACTTCTATATCTTTATAAGTAAATCCATTAAATGTAATATCCATTAATATAGTTGGTCTGATTTCTGATGGTTCTTCACCATCAGCATTTGCTCTATAAACTTTACTTGTACCGTGTCTTGGTTTAGAATAAGTTTTTCCGTCATATTTCCATTTAACTACTTTACCATCTTCTATAATTTCATCAGCGTGTAAAGCACAAGCCTGTGATCCATTTCCTGTATCAAATTTTGCTCTTACAAATCCTATATCATTTAAGTCAACTGTTTCTAACCAACCACATTCATTAATTGCTTGTCTGTCCCAATGACTTCTTTTTGAAACCCAATCTACAAAGTTGTACATCAAAGTTTCACCGTTAATTCTACCTGCTGGTTCTGGATCAGAATAATAATCTTTATACTGATAACCTTCGTAATCAGCACCTGAACCTGGACTTCCGTTAACTTCTAATATGTAAGGTTTATTATTAAAGATAATGTGATCTACACCAACCATATATGCTTTTGAAGCTCTACTTGCTCTTAATACAAGTTCTCTTTCCTCATCATTTAATTTGTATGGTGCTGCCTCAGCACCTCTATGTGTATTTGATCTGAAGTCATAACCACTATGAGTTCTTTTTGTACTTGCAAATATTTTAT